ACTGGATAATCGTGCAGTTCACGATGCAGATGCTGCAAGATGCCGGATTCACAGTGAGCAGAAATCTGGTGAGCCAGTTGGTCCAGGCACACTATATGAACTTCGGGGGTTAACGCTGGGTCGTTCAGAAAGGTCTCCTCAGTGGCATTAAAATAACCAGTGTGATAGGCTCCTTAGCGAATGCCTTGTACATAACTGCAGCAAGAGAGAATCTTCGATTGCAGTTCAACAAGTTGGACAGAGTGGCCGGAGACGACGGTCAGTTATTCCTGCAGACCGGAAAGGATGCACTCGACCTATTGCTGCTGCTGCAGGACGAGGGCCTGAACATATCGCCAAAGAAGAACCGAATTGCATGCAGTCACGATGCAAAGTGCGACTTTCTTCAGGTGATGTATCTGCCCGTCGAAAGAATAGCAATGGGCAAAGCAGGCAGAATAATACATTCCCTGCTCTTCAAAAAACCCTGGCAAGAAGGAAGCGCATGGGCTGCAGAATTAGGCGAAGAAAGGGATTTGTACAGCGATTTGGCTACGTTGCAAAGGAGGTGCTTGGGCGGCAGTATGTTGGCAAGACTGCTGATGCTCATGACTCGAGGCCAACAACTCAAAGGCGCTCGGTCGACACTCAGAGCCTAGACAAAAGATGTCATCGACAAAGACACCTTAATGTTGACAACCAATCGCGCTCCAACCCTGGATCTTGTAGTGCAAATAATGTCTACTTCAAGCTATCACAATGGGTGGTTCGAGCCAAGATTAAAATCAAAAACTCCATGGCAGACAGTGCGTCTCCTCAACATGCAAAGAATGTCACGAACAGCATTCCAAAAGCAAACACTGAGACTGGATCGCAATGTCAAACGGTTTGTCAAGATTCAGAGCACCCAGGCGGACCCGGAGTACACGGCGGCAGTGGCTAACCAGCTCCTGGAGAAGAAATAGTTTCTAAAGACGAACCTCCAGACCCTAACTGATGAGAGAGCTTCTCTCAATAACAACTTCGTGATGGCTCGTCAAGTTGCCAGTGTGGCATTTGATCAGCACATTATGGAACTATACCGCCTGCAAATAATGCGTGGCGCATTCTCAAAACCAGAAGCTAATGATATAATAGCTGTCCTTGGTCACAATGAGAGTAACAGGATCAATTGGAAGCCAAGCTTAGGAACATTGATGAACCCAGTTGTAGAACAGGGAAGATTGATGGAACCCGAGTTGCCAGTACAGTTGACTATGCCTGATTTCAAACAATTGCTTAATGATGGATACAATAGTTGGCAGCAGTCGGCGCTAGCCAGCATCAAGGCGACACAAGCTCTGAGATATGAACTGTTCCAGTATGGGTTGCAGTTACGCTCGGATCAACTGG